CTACCCTTCGGGGTGGTCTCCATTTTTTCTGTGCCAGCGATCCCCGCGTTGGGCGTGGATTCTGGCGTGACAGGATTTACAGAGGGCAACGAGGTTGTCCCGTGCGTGTGTGCCACCCTCGGAAAGAGGTACCTTGTGATGCACCTCCTCAGCGGGAGTCAGCCTGCCATCCCGCTGGCACAGCTCGCACAGCGGGTGCTCCTGGATGTACCGGTCGCGGATGCGCTTCCAGGCGCGGCCATACCTACGGCGTACAGCCGGGTCACGGTCGTACTTCTCGTAGCGTTTAGCTTCCGCCTTGGCGTGCTCCTCGCAGAACCTGCCGTCCGTCAGCTTGGGACAGCCGGGGTACGAACAGGGGCGCTTTGGCTTTGTGGGCACCATTCCACCTCCTTCCGGGCATAAGAAAAGCCACCGCAGGGGTGGCCCCACGATGGCTTCGCTTGATTCTTTTGGCAATTATAATGGTACCACGGGGCGGCACTCTCATTCAATACATCGAACTCTCATGTTTCCTGGGGACGGGAAATTCCCGCAGCGCCCAGTCGTGGAGACGGTAGATGTGCTGGATAGAGTAGCCCATGTCCACGGCGATTTTTTCCCAGGGCATGAAGCACAGATACCGCTTCTCCAGAAGGAGCTGGTACTCGGCGTTGGGGATGGATTTCACCCGGCGGGTGATTTCCCGCTTCAAATCCACCAGTTCATCGATGTCGTGGTTGATCTCGTTCTGCAAATCCACGATCTTGACCACCGCTTCCGCCATCCGGGACTCGGAGCGGTTGGGGTTGCGCGGCATCCCCGTAAGGGTGGCCGTGGCATGGGTGGCCAAATCATTGAGAGCCGCGACCTGCTGGATTTTGGCGTTGATCCGGGCGTCCAGAAGCCGGGCTTGGGATAAATATTCTTTCGCTGTCATTTTCGCACCTCCAGATCCGCTTTGACTGCGTTGATCAGAGCCGACTGCGCCCGTTCCTTCTTTTGAAGGGCGGACATGATCCGCTCATCAATGGTGTTCTTCGTGATAATGTGATGGATGACCACAGTTGTGTCTTTCTGCCCCTGCCGCCAGAGCCGGGCGTTGGTCTGCTGGTAAAGCTCCAGCGACCAGGTCAGCCCGAACCAGACCAGGGTGGAACCGCCGGACTGCAGGTTCAGCCCATGGCCGGCGGACGCCGGGTGGATGACCGCCACCGGGATCTTGCCCTGGTTCCAATCGGCGATATCCCGGCTGGTCTTGATCTCCCGGACGGTGAACCGCTCCCGGATGCGCTCCAGGTCGTGCTTGAACCAGAGTAGGCCACCAGGACGGGCTTGCCGTTAGCGGCTTCGATGAGGTCCTCCAGGGCGTCCAGCTTGCGGTCGTGTAGCCGGAGCACCCGCTTGTCCTCCCCGTACACCGCGCCGTTGGCCATCTGGGAAAGCTTGTTCGCCAGAGCTGCCGCGTTCCCGGCGTCCACCTCTTCACCGTTCAGGGAGAGCACCAGCTCCGCCCTCATGGTGTCGTAGGATTGCCGCTCCTTTTCGGAGAGGTCGACCTTGACCTCGTTGACCACGCATTCCGGCATATCCAAATAGTCGCCGGCCCGCATGGAGATGGTGATGTCGGAGATCCGCTCATAGATGGCGTCCTCGGCTCCCGGCAGGGGCTTGTAGGAGAACACCACCTGGGCGTTGCGCTTGTCCGGCTGGAAGTAGGCGCTGCGGTACCGGGTGATGAACCGACCCAGGCGTCTGCCCATGTCCAGCACCCGGAACTCCGCCCATAAATCCATGAGTCCGTTTGAGGAGGGGGTGCCGGTCAGGCCCACGATGCGCTTCACGCCGGGCCGCACCTTCAGCAGAGCGCGGAACCGCTTAGCCTGGTAGCTTTTGAAGGAGGACAGCTCATCGATGACCACCATGTCATAGTCGAAAGGTAGCCCGCTGTCCTCCACCAGCCACTGGACGTTCTCCCGGTTGATGATGTACACACTGGCCCTCTGCAGGAGCGCCGCCTTGCGCTGGGCTTCGCTGCCGACCGCGACCGAGTAGGTAAGCCCTCGCAGGTGGTCCCACTTCTCGATTTCACCGGGCCAGGTGTCCGCAGCCACGCGGAGCGGGGCGATGACCAGCACCTTGCGAACCAGGAAGCTGTCCAGACAGAGGTCGAAGATGGCGGTCAGGGTAATGACGCTCTTGCCAAGGCCCATGTCCAGGAACACCGCCGAAACGGGATGCTCCAGGATGAAGTCCGTGGCGTAGGTCTGGTATTTATGAGGACTGTATTTCATCCAGTATCCCTCCAATCTGCTCTGGGCTGTCGATGCGGTACACCGGAAAGCCCAGCGCTTCCAACTGCTGCTTCCGCCTTATCTGCAAAGGCCGGAGCGCCTTGCCCGGCGATTTCAGCTCAATGAAGGCGATTTTCCCCTTGGGGAGGAGCACCAGGCGGTCTGGCACTCCATCAAACCCTGGACTTACAAACTTGGGTGCGAGACCGCCCATGATTCGGACGGCCTTCACCAGTTTGGCTTCAATGGCTTTCTCCCGCATATTGGCCTCCTGTGTTCCGGGAACCGAAAAATCCCCTTATGCGCGTATATGCGTGTTTCGCGTGCTGATGACCCTTATTTCCTTTATCTTTCGATATATAATAAATGTTGGGAACACAGGAACGCTGCCCCTGGGAACTTGTTCCCGAAATTTGTGCCTGAGCGTCTCTTCATTGGGAACACCCCTTCGGAACAAAGACGTACTGCGGCCCGTAGAGGGGGATGCGCACCTTGCTCTCCGCCCGTTTCCAGCCCAGCCGCGCCAGGATACCCGTCAGCTCATTGCTGTCAGTGCGACGCAGGTTGGCCCGTTCCTTGCCGAAGCACTCGCACCAGATCTCCATGTTGGACACACTGGTGCGCTTCACCGTCCCCTTTTCCTGCAAGTTGCCGAAGTCGGAGCCGGCGAGGAAATTGCGGCGTTCAAAGAGGTCCATCTCCGCCCAGCGTTCCGGCAGAAGGGTGTCCATATATTCCCGCACCAGCCCCTCGCGCTCATCGGACTCCATGGCTTCCCGCTGCTCATCCTTGGCCAGCGCGTCCATTTCGGGAGAGAGGTAGAGCTTCTCACCCTGCCGCACATACATGAGAGCTTCCGCCCAGATCTGGAGGATCTCCTCGTGGGTCAGGTTCCAGGACTGCTTCTTTCCGCTGCCGGGGGTCTTGACCGGCCAGAAGCGGCGGTTGCCGGTGGTGTCCCGCAGATACCCGGACTCGGCGTTAGTGGTGCCGAAGAACACGCACTGGCGCAGATGGGGCGTGGCCCGTTTGCCGAACGCCGCCCGGTAGATGTCGTTCTGCCGGGAGAGAAAGGAGCGCAGGGTCTCCACCTCAGCCTTCTTCAGCCCGGCCAGCTCACCGATCTCCAAGATCCAGTACCCCTGGAGCTTCTCGGCGGCGGTTTTGTCCTTGGTGTCGCCCAGGTTCAGGCTGTCCGAAAACCACTCTCCGGCCAGCTTGGCGATGAGGGTGCTCTTGCCCACACCCTGGGGACCGTTGAGCACCAGCATGGAGTCGAACTTGCAGCCCGGACGCAGCACCCGGCTGATGGCGGCGCAGAGGGTCTTCCGGGTCACCGCCCGGACATAGGCGGTGTTGCCGGCGCCCAGATAGTCCACCAGCAGGGTGTCCACGCGGGGAACCTTATCCCATTCCGGCAGACTTTCGATGAACTCCCGAATGGGATGATAGGCCCGGTCATCCGCCACTTTGGTCACGGCGATGTCGTAGTTCCGTGCGGAGAAGGTGCCGTAGTGGGCGTCCACATAGCTGATAAGCTGGGCGTCATCGGCGTCCCGCCAGAACTTGGAGGGATGCTTCCAGGGCACCTCGCCCTTGATCTCCATCCCGTCCAGGAGCTGGTTGAACACCACGCCCTTGAGGTTGGGGTCGTTCTCCAGAATGAGGGTCAGGTTGTGCAGGGTGTTCTTCACATGGCCGGACTTGTCCAGCTCCAGGCCGTTCTGCCAGTCCTCATCGGAAAACTCGGCGCTGGCCTGGGCGATGCGCTCCTCGGCGAAGACCGCTTTGACCTTATCGTCCGCCAGGGCAAGGTCGCTCATGGCTTTGAAGGAGGGTAGCTTGCCCGGCGGGGTGTCCAGCCCCACGTTTTCGTCCAGCTCCCGGAATTTGTGGAGCCGCACCAGGTCGAAGGCGTTTAACAGCTTTCCGCAGACCGGATCGGTGGCGTGGTGGCTGTAGGCAAACTTCCCATCGTACACCACTACGCCGGCGGCGGAGTCTGCGGGGATGTAGTCATAGCGCCCATTCATAGCGGACGGTTCGTAGACATCGGTGAGGAAGGCTTCAATGGCTTCCTCAATGGTGTAGGCGCGGCAGAAAGCGCCCACGATACCGGTCTTTTCCAGAGGGTCGGCCTGCTGGGTGATGCTCCGGCGCACCGCTTCGGACTGGCGAGAGGAAACCGGCCAGGTGGAGGCGTCGTGCCAATCGGCGTACTTGGCGAGATAGGCGTCCGGGTCCAACAGCGGGCCTTCCTTGGTTTTGTAGAAGAACTCGCCGTTTGCGGAGGTGGAAGGCCAGTACATCAGGCGGCAGGCTTCATAGGTGGTATCGTCAAACAGGTCGATGCCGATCTCCTTGGCTACCATCCGGGCCACAGCCGGATACTCCTCCTCGGTGATATCGCGGGCCAAGGGGATGATCATCCGCAGCCGGGGATGCTCCGGCGTGTGTTTATGGGTGGAGTAGACGCAGCACTGAAAGTCGTGGAGCAGGTCGATCTCGTCCCAGACCCCAGGTTTGCCGTAGTCCATATCCAGGGTGAGCATGGAGCGGCAGAGTACCATGCCGTTCTTGCGCCTCCCCTCCCGGAGCTGACCGCCCACGAAGCCGCCCACGTCCTTGATGTTGTCCTGGGCGCCCTTCTTCAGCTTGCGGTATTCCTCCACGGTCTCCGTGGTGCGGATGGTGGAGCCGACCCTGGCGCACAGGTCTTCCCAGGAGATGTCCCGGTTCTTCCACTTCTTATCCATGCGGCTGTTGCCTACAGCGATTTTCATACGGACACCTCCTGGCAGTTCTCCGTGAAATAGCGGATGGTCTGGCCTTTGCGCCTGGCCTTCTCGATCTCGATGCTCATGCCTTTGGAGACGGTGTCCCCGAACACCCACAGCTCGGCGCATTTGGTGAGCAGAACGATGTCCATGAACAGGGCCAGATCCCGCTCCCTGGGGTTGGCGTCATCCATGAACTGGGGAAAGTACAGATGGGGCGCGATTGGGATATACCCGGCGTCCACGGCGAAGCGGCAGTAGCGCACCGCCTTTTCCTGGTTGCCCTCCAGATCCCCGGAGAGCGGTGAGCAGATATACACGACCGGACGGAAGGAGCGGAGCTTGCGCGCCTCGTTCTCAATCCGGGTCAGGGCTTCGTAGGCCGTAGGGTCGTAGTAGCCCTCACAGTTGAATTTGTTGATTCCCATAAGGGTCACCTCAGTCTTTCTGATAAAAGTCGCAGACATAACCGTCTGCCCGGAGCAGCAGCCCTTCCGCCCAGGCGGGGGTCTGGCCCATGATAGCGCAGATGTCATCCAGGGATGCGTCCGCCGGAGCTTCGATGACCGCTTCGTCATGGACGTGCATGACGATTGAGTACCCCGCCGCTTCCAGCCGGCGCATGGCTTCCACCAGGATGTCGCGGGCGGTGGCCTGGACGATGTTCTCCACAAATTTGGGGCCGTAGCTCTCCAGTCGCAGCCACTTTTTCTGTTCGCCCACACCCTCGTAGGTGACGGACTCGCTGCCATAGCGGTTGACGCCCATCTTGGGCTTCACATACACCAGCTTTCTGCCGGAGGGGAGCGCGATGAACATCATGCCGCTTTGGTAGAAGAAGCGGATGCCGTGCGTCTCGGCGGGAACTCTGTCCCGGACGCAGGTAGCGGCGGCGCGGTCTACATCCCACCAGAACTTCACGATCCGGGGGTTGGACTGCCGCCATGCGTCCACCAAGGGCTTCAGCTCTTCCTCGGTCAGGCCGTAGTTCAGAGCGCCCATGGCTTTCAGCGTCCCCACCGAGCCGCCGTAGCCCAGGGCCAGCTCCGCGATTTTGCCCTTCTGCCGGAGATGGCCGTTAACGCCGTGTTTGACCACGGGGACATGGAACATCTGGCTGGCCGAAGCGCAGTAGATGTCACCGCCCTGGGCGAACACCTCCTGCCGCCACTGCTCTCCGGCGATCCAGGCGATGACCCGCGCTTCGATGGCCGAAAAGTCCGCCACGAAGAAGCGGCATCCCGGCTTGGGGATAAAGGCGGTGCGAATCAGTTCGGAAAGCACCAGCGGGACGGAATCGTAGAGCAGCTCCACGGCGTCAAAGCGCCCGTCCCGCACCAGTGTCCTGGCCTGTTTCAGATCGGGCAGATGGTTCTGCGGAAGGTTCTGCACCTGGATGAGCCGCCCGGCAAATCTGCCGGTTCGGTTGGCTCCGTAAAACTGGATCAGCCCACGGGCGCGGTCATCCGGACAGACCACCGACTCCATGGCGGTGTATTTCTTGACGCTGCTTTTGGCCAGCTCCTGCCGCAGGGACAGGGCCAGCTCCACCTCGCCCTCCGCATGGAACAGAAGTTCCAGTACGGATGCTTTGGAGAGGGACTCGGCTTCCACACCCTTTTCCGCCAGCCACGCTTTGAGCTGGGCGGGGCTGTTGGGGTTCTCCAGCCCGGTGACCGAGCGGGCCTGTTCCAGATGGGTGCGCTTGAACCGCTCGTCACAACGGATGGCCTGGGTCACCAGGGTGCGGTCCAGCAGAATGCCCCGGTCGTTGATGCGCTGGTCGAGATGGTAGTTCTCCCACTCCTCCTGGGAGACCGGGAAACGGGACAGTCTCTGCTGGATGGACATCTCCGTCTCTACATCCCGGAGGTTGTAGGCTTTGAAGGCGGCCCACTTCTCCGGCGCGTCTGTAGGAAGGCGGCGAAAGGTGGAGCCATCCCTGGCCTTCGCCGGTGTGCAGAAATAGCGCACCAGGTCTTTGCCCTCCTTGAGTTTCTGCTTCTCCAGGCCCAGCACGGCGCCGGCCCCCTCCAGAGAGAGGGGCAGACCCAGGGTAGCAGACCACACCATGGTGCAGTACCAGGAGTCGGGGTCCAGGTATTGTCCGACAGGGTACCCCAGGTGCCGGGAGAGACACACCCGCTCGAACTGTGCGTTGAAGGCCCACTTGGACACCGCAGGGTCTGTCAGCGCAGCCAGCACATCGGCGGGGATGCGTTCGCCGATGGTGAGATCCACCACCCGGACGGGGCCGCTGTCCACGGAATAGCCGAACAGCAGCACTTCAAACTCCGGGACCTGGCAGTAGCGGTACACGCCGCACTTGGCCAGCGGCTCCGGGGAAAAGGTTTCAATATCGATGGATAGCGTTTTCATAGGATCTCCTTTCCCGCAACGTAAGGGCGGCAGAGGTCGCCCTCCGCCACCCTCGCCGGATGGTTGTTAGGACAGGAAGTCGTCGTCCAGGTCGGTGGCGAAATCGTCAGCCGCAGAGGACTTGCCGCCGAGAGGCTCACCATCACGAACCTTCTGAATGTTGCCCAGACCACAGGCAATGCCGCGGTTGCCGTTGGAGTTGAAGGCGTAGAAGTTGATGGACACACGGGCGTAGCAGCCGGAGTAGACCTCGGCGCGGTCCAGGATGGGCTGCACGGAGCGGTCCACAATCTGGGGTGCGGTGGTGCTGTTGGCGTTCACGAAGTAGGCGCCCTTGTAGGCTTCATCGTCCCGCTCCAGATCACCGTCCCGCAGGGGGAGCTTCAGCGCGGCCTTGTTGGGGATCTTCCCGCCGAACTTGGCGGCTCCGTCCTTGATGGCGGCGTCCACGGCGGCGTTGATGGCATCGATGGTCTTGGTGTCGGTCTTGGGGATGATGAGGGAAACGCTGTACTTGGGGTTGCTTCCGTTGATGGAAGCCGGCTCCCAAACGTTGGCGTAGGACAGGCGGACAACACCGGTGACCACCTTGGTCGGGTTCTTGTGATTGACAGACATATCGTTATACCTCCGTAATTTCAGTAAATTCTTGGGCGGCATCCATCGTGCTGATGGCCGGACGCCTGTCGGATACCGGAACCAGGGTCGGCCTGCCCTTGGGCTTTTCGACCAGGCTACCGAGCACCTCGGCAAAGGCCTTTTTGCCCATGAGCTTCTCCATCTCGGTGATGGGGATGAGGGTCTTCTTGAAGATGTCGTGGTACCCGGCGGCGTTGGCGGCGCGGATCACGGCTTCCTCATCTGTGTACTTGCGGTTGGTGCGGCTCTCCACCAGCTTGAATCCGTGCCACACCTTGCCGTGGTGGATGGCGGCGTCCTGGGCGTAGGCTTCGATTTCGCCGGCCCACTTGGTCAGGCCGGGCAGACGGGAGAGTATGTCCTCGATCTCCGCATCGGTGAGGAGCGGCGGCATGGCGAACTCGTACTTGGCGAGCTGGAGCTTGGCTTCCGCTCTGGCGCGGCACTTCACCGCCGCCTTGCAGAAGGTACACCAGGGGCCAGGAACATAGTCCCCTTCACCCTGGTAGGCCATTTCCGCTTTAGTCTTGAGGGTGTGTTCCACCCACTCCATGAGCTGCTCCACGGAGATGGTCCAGGTGGACACGTTCTCTCGGCGGGGCTGGTAGATGCTCATGTCAACCTGGGTAATGTCATAGAGATGGTCGAACTGTCGGAGCGCGCCCAGGGCGTACAGCATCATCTGGGGATTTTCCTCTGCGTCTACCAGGACGCCCTGCCCGTACTTGAAATCGATGATGTGCAGGAGCTTGTCCGCCACGATCAGGCAGTCGCCGGTGCCGAAGCCGTCCGGCACATAGCAGGAGAAGTCCAGCCGCTGTTCAATGAGGACAAGAGGGTCGGCGCAGAGCGCCTTGGCTTCCTCCAGCTGTTCCAGCACAAACTCCACATACCCATCGGTATAGGCGTCCATTTCATCGCAGTCATATGGGCTGACGGGCTTCCGGGAACGCAGCTTCAGTGCCTTTTTGAGCTTGTGCTCAGCCAGAGCGTGAGCAGCGGTGCCTTCGGCTGCGGCTTCCGTCTCCCGGTCGGCGAACTCCAGCTCCAGCCGCGCCGAGGGGTTGCAGTGGAGCCATCGATGGGCGCCGCTGGCAGAGAGAACAGCGTGTTTGGAGGGCGGCATCAGAGCACCTCCGCATCCTTCAGCAGAGCCGGGTAGTGCTTGGGGTCCACCGACGACAACTTCGGAGCGCCGTACTTCTGCAGCAGTTCCCGGACCGCTTCGGTCTTCCCGTCATGGCTTTTTTCAGCCAGCACCGCCCGAACCTGCTCCAGCGTGACCGCCGGCTCCTTGGGAGGAGACGGAGCGGCCTTCTGTACCGGCTCGGCTTCCGGGGCTTCTCCCTGGGTCATGGCGTCCGCCAACGACTGGAGACTGTCGGCGAGGGAGCGCATATCCTCCACCACATCCAGGAGGAGTTTGATCTTACTCACAGGCCGCACCTCCCTCCGACAGCTCGGTGATGTCCAGGGATTCCACGGTGTTGCCGGGAATGAGGATCATCACCCGCTCTTTGCGGCCCAGGAGCCGGGTGAGCATCTTCTCCCGCAGGGTCACACTGCGGCATCTGACCACCCCGCCGTTCTGCGGCTCCTTGGACACGCTGATCTTCAGCTTGTGCCTCATGGCGTTCATCCTTTCTGGAAGGCTGCTTTTCTTGCTCCTTCCGACATACGGCCAGGAGAAAGGCCGAATATGAGGGTCAGCCCAGAAGTTTTTTCAATTTCTTTTTCACGGTCTGCAAACGGTGGGAAATGGCGGACTGCGTCACGCCCGTCCGGGCGGCGTAGTCGTTGACGCTCACGTTTTCAAAATAGATGGCCCGGACCATTTCCTGCTGGTCGGGGGAGAGCTGCCGGATTGCGGCGTGGAGCCGCTCCTCATCGGTGGGGCCGGCAAAGAGAGCTTCTAAGCCGGAATCCTCTACGGCGTAGTCCATGCCCTCGTAGACCTTGCCCTCCAGCGAGTAATGCCGGCGGGTCTCCTTATGATCGTTGTTGTACTCCTGGCGGTCCAAGTCAATGAGGATCTCGCCCCAATCATCGGGGATTTCGATAGAAACAGTTTCTCCGTCAGAAAAATGGTAGCGGTACGCAAACATAGTGAATGCCCTTTCCCGACGAGAAAAGGGCACCACAAAAGGCCAAAAAACTCGCCGTTTTTTTTAACGGGAGCCTTTGGCTCATTTTCAAATATTGGTTGTCAATCGACTTATCACGGCCTCACCTCAACGACTTACAACTTTGCGAAATCCAACAAATGGCCTTGAGGTTTTCACAGGGCATATCTAATCGTTTATAGCGTCAGCCGCCATAGTTGGTAAGGTTAATTAGGTCGAAAGCAGAAACTTCCTGTGCTCATGGTCATACGAGCACAGGAAGAGATTGTATTTTTGTATTTCTTGCGATATAATATGAATTAGTTGGGTTTGATATGGACTTCCTAATGCAATAGGTTTCTGTTATCTTGAAAGATGTCTGAGATTTGGAGGAACAACTTGTGACAACAAACGAATATCCTCGCCTGTGCGGAGGCACTTTCTTCACGTTGGTGTTGCAAGCCCTCCGGCAACGAATGAAAGCGAGAGAACATTATTCTGGTGATAGCGATGGCCTATCCGATCCAGAAGTGCTGGTGGGTCTGATTAAGGTAATCAATCCAGATTACACAGATCCCGGCAAGGAGAATCTGAAAGTCACAGCGAACAACTACAAAGCCTGCAAAATATCGAACAGCACATACCTGCCTTTTGATGATGAACAGGTAATATCGGCATTTGATTCCAAAGTGAGAACGGCCTATCAATCCGTTCTAAATCGAATGATCGGATTCGTGAATGACTTCCTTGATATAAGTGAGGTGGTACATAAGGACGTCAATCTTGTACGAGCGCTCATCGATTTGGTCCAACAGGATCAAACCATCCAGGCTGGGGACGAGTTCTTTGTCGAGCCAAATGGAGAGAAAAAGAAAAAGGCCGCACTTGGCGACCTTAAGGAAGTATGCCTCCCATCGTTCCTACTTGGCATTTGGCATTATGTTGTTGTAAACCGAAAGGACAACAGCATCGGCAAGAAGACCTATGATGCATGGTGTCCATCTACAGGCGGAGGTCAAAGAAAATATACAGCTCACATGGGCGAAGGAATTCTGGAAGGTCTGATTACCTATTTAGTGGATACTGTAGATAAGCCAACGACGGATGCTGAGCCGGTCGAGACTGTCATCATTGAGGATGAACAAAAACAGTCGGTCCAACAGACCGTAAACAATCCCTTCGTATTTAATTTCAACCAGTATGGCAACAACGGTACACAGATAGGCCATGTTGAGAATTACTATGGCGGTAAGAAGGAGGATTGAGCCTATGAGCGATGATACACAGATTGCGAAGATTGGCAACAATCTTCCTCAACCGGGCCGGCCGCAGCAGCCGATTCAGGCAAACCTGAATCAGTACGGAAACGATAGTACACAGATTGCGTATGTTCAACACTACGACGCCACTACAAATCAGACGGTGCTCATTATGCAAGGCGCCCAGCCAGCCGGTGGAACTGTCGTTGGACAAGGTGTCACATTCAACTATGACTGTTTCAATTTCTTTGTCCTCGGAACCGAGCAATATGACGGCCCAACATTCATTGTTCCAAAGAATCGGGCTTTAACAGAAAGCACGTCGGACGAGATGAAGGCACGGTGTGCCGCACTTACTCCAGAGGCGATTGAGATTGTTAAGACTTTTCCAGCACTGTTTTGTAGTGAGAATCATAATTTCACAAAAACCGATCCCGATCACATGGCCTATTACGGTTATGTGACGGATATAAAAGTGCAGGATAATGGAATCAAAATATATTTCACCAAACTGAATGCACTGCCTCAGCAGGTCTTGATAGACCTTGCTGCAGATCTATGCATTGGCGGTGCAAAGGCTTATAACGAACTCAGTCGGACGCATTGGGCAATCAAGCGAATTAATCTGGTGGAGGTTCTTGAAAAAGCAGGATACAGAGTATTCAAACTTTAAGCTTCACGGTTATGCAAAAATGGAGGTAACACGATGAGCCGCGAATATGAAGAAATGCAAGTTGAGAAGTGGGTTAATCTGGAAGATGTGGCTGAGCATCTAAGCATTAGTCAAGATACAGTTCGCACATGGATAAAAGAAGGAAAGCTGCCCGTGTACAGGGCCGGTAAACGATATAAATTTAAAATTTCCGAAGTGGATGAATGGGTTCGCGAAGGGAAAATTCAGGAGTGAGATTAGATATGGAAATAGGAGGGTGAAAAACGGATGCAACGTAAGGTTCCTTCGGCAATTGCGAATATTACGCTCAATAGAGCAACCTTTACAGATGTCTTGATAGACGGACTCACATTCGTCAACTTTTTCTATGGTAATAACGGTGCAGGGAAATCTTCTATCGCCCATGCTATAGCAGAGGATGATGGTGTTGTCTGGGCCGATGGCAAAACCGTCGACGACTTTGATGTGCTCGTTTATAATCAGGATTTCATCAACGACAACTTTGTAAATTACGGTGATCTCAAAGGCGTCTTTATCTTTGGTGAAGAGGATATCGAGGCCAAAAAGAAAATCGCTGAACTCACAAATCAGAAAAAGCAGAAAATGGATGCTCGTCAGACCGCGCTTGATGAGTACAAAAAGAAGTCAGACGGTCTCGCATCTGCACTGACGCAGTTCCAGGACACATGCTTTTCTAAGACGGCCAGTATTCGTCGTCGCTTTGAAAAGTGCATGGACGGTAAGAAGCAGAAAAAGAACTTTGCAGAAGCCGTTCTCGGTGAAGTGAAACCGATTGACCACGATCTGGCAGAGTTGGAGCGTCTTTATGACGTTGCCTTCGATGATTCGGCCAGAGCGTATCCAGAGTTCAAAAAAGCAGCTGCTACCACCTACGGTAGCCTCCCCGGAAAGGATCTGCTCGACAGGATGATTGTCAGTAGCAGCGATACGCCTTTCGCAAAATTCATGAAGGCCCTTGGTGACACTGCTTCTGACTGGGTTCGTGATGGCCATACCCATTATGCTGGTGCAGCTGGCGGAAAATGCCCGTACTGCCAGCAGAGGCTCCCTGCGAACTTTGAGGCAGATATAGCTGCTACATTTGACGCTCAGTACCAGCAGGACATTCGTGATCTTGGTCAGTTCCAGACTATATATGAAAGAGAGACCAGAGAGATTGTCCGGGCGATTCAGGCAAATGCCAGCGACGTTATGCCGACGATTGATCTGATGGCTTATCAGGAAAAACTCGCCTTGCTGGAGAGCAACTTTGAAATCAATCGCCAGCGTATAGCTGAAAAGGTCAAAGAGCCTTCGAAGACTATCTCACTTGAGGACACTGACACGCTCCTGCTTGAGATCGGTGCCATGATCGATGAGATCAATAAGCAGATCAAGGCAAACAACGATGTTGTTTCTGCTAAGCGGTCCAGTAAGACGAAGTGCAAGACGGAAATCATGCAGTATCTTGCGTTCATGCTTGCCGCTGATGTGAAAAGTTACCAGGACGAAGTGGCTCGTCTCCAGAAGGAAATCGAGGACGTCACAGAGCGTGGAAAGAAGCTCAAAAAGGAAATTGGAGATCTTACCACAGAGATTTCTGCCCTGAACAAGCATAATGCAAACACTGAAGCGGCCATTGATAGTATCAATAAAATCCTGCGGGACTCCGGTTTCCAAGGCTTCGGCATTCGTGCCAAGACCGGTGTAGAAAATGTATATGAGGTTATCCGCGAGGATGGCTCCGTGGCCGAAAACCTCAGTGAAGGCGAGCGTAACTTCATCGCATTCCTGTACTTCTACCATCAGGTTCGTGGCAGCATGAGCAGCGAGGAAATCAAAGAGAAGATCGTCGTTATCGATGATCCGGTATCCAGCATGGATAGCACAGCCTTGTTCCTCGTCAGTGCAATCGTCCGTGAGATGGTCAACGTCTGCCGGAACAATACCGAGTACCTGAATCCGAAAGTTCCAGGCGACTACATCAAGCAGCTGTTCGTGCTGACGCATAACGTGTATTTCCACCGTGAAGTCACTTATCAGCAGGTTGGATATTATAACTGTACGTCTTTCTACATGATTCGGAAAAACGACAACATTTCCACCATCAAACTCTGTAAGCGGCAGAGCAAGGAGATTCCGTCTGAAGAGGAGAATTATAATCCGGTTCAGAACTCCTATGCTGCTTTATGGGACGAGCTTCGTGACCTCCAGTCTACAATTCCGGCATTAAACGTGATGCGACGTATTCTGGAATATTATTTCCTACAGCTTTGCGGCTATGAAGGAAGCGATCTTCGCGAGATTGTGCTGGATGAACATCGGAATAAGTTCATTAAACAGGTCGAGGGTGAGAAGCCGGATATGACCGACTACCAGCTGGCGTCTTCTTTGCTGGCCTATATCAACAATCCTAACGGCATCAGTGACGGGCTGAACTATGTGGAGGATTGCGAGGATGTTGAGGCTTATAAGAGGGTCTTCAAGATGATCTTCGATGCCCTCGGTCAAATCCAGCACTACAAAATGATGACTGGCAAAAGGATCGAGTCCTGATCATTTTAGACGGATGAGTATGTATGATAAGGCAGCAAAGCTCTGCCGAATGAAAAGCGAGGTAACCAGCATGGCTGATAAAAAGATAATCGATGCAATGTGGGACGATTCTCCGGTAGACGTTTCTACAGAGGTGAATTTTATATGGTCCATCGCCAATAAGCTGCGTGGTACATATCAGAGCGATAAATACAAGGATGTCATCATTCCGATGGTCATCATCCGCCGCTTTGAGTGCGCTCTTGCGCCCACGAAGGCCAAGGTCGTGGAGACCTATAAGGCGAATCCAAATTATCCGGCGAAAGCGATGTACCGTCTGTCCGGATTCCAGTTCTACAATACCAGTGAGTTTGATCTTGCAGAGCTGGTCAACGACTCCGACCACCTGGCGGCCAACTTTAAGGCATACATCCAGGGCTTCTCTGCCAATATTCAGGATATTATCCGCAGCCTGGATTTTGACAAGCAGATCGACAAGATGGACAAGAACAATCGGTTGCTCTCTGTGGTAAAGGCGTTCTCTGAGTTGGATCTCGATCCGCACACCATCGACAACGTGAAGATGGGCTACATATTTGAAGACCTAATCCGCAGATTTTCTGAAAATGCGGAAGCTGGCGACCACTACACCGGCAGGGACATCATCAAGCTGATGGTCAACATCCTGCTGGCGGAAGGCTGTGATGATATCTTTGATGACGGAAAGGTCATCACCGTATTGGATCAGGCGTGTGGCACGGGTGGTATGCTCTCCACCAGCTATAATTTCATCAAGCGCTACAATCCCTCTGCCGATGTGCGTCTGTTCGGTCAGGAAATCAACCCGGAGTCCTATGCCATCTGCCTGGCCGAGATGATGATTAAGGGGCAGAACGCCGAAAATATCTGCTACCAGGACACCATGAAGGCCGACCGCTTTAAGGGCACGAAAATGCGCTTTGTTATCGAAAATCCGCCGTTTGGAACCCCGTGGGGCGGCAAGGACGCTGCCGAGGGTGTGGAACAGGCGGTTCAGGACGAGTACAAGAAAGGCTTTGACGGACGCTGGGGCGCAGGTCTGCCGGGCTCTGGCGATATGCAGATGCTGTTTCTGCAGTCTGCCGTAGACAAAATGGATGAGCATTTGGGCCGTGCCGCCATCATTGAAAACGGCAGTCCACTGTTTTCCGGCGGCACATCTTCCGGCGAAAGCCAGATCCGCCGCTGGATGCTGGAAAACGATTTGATTGAGGCGATCATCGCCCTGCCGGTGGATCTGTTTTACAACACAGGCATTGCCACCTATATCTGGGTGCTTTCCAAGAACAAGCGCCCCAAACGCAAAGGAAAGGTCCAGCTAATCGACGCCTCCAGCTTTTTCAAGAAGCTGCGCAAGGCCCTAGGTGACAAGAAAAACGAAATCTCTCCCGAAGACCGCACCGCCATTACCAAGCTGTATGCGGACTTCGCGGAGAACGAATATTGCAAAATTTATCCCAACGAGGAGTTCATCTACCGGGAGTATGTAGTGATGCAGCCTCTCCAGCGCAGCTATGCCATTACGGCGGAGCGCATGGAAGCGATGTTGTCCAAGGGGTCGCTGTCCTCCCTGTATGACCAGGCGAAGGTCGATGAGATAGAAAATATGGAGGAGCCGACCGGCAAGGATTTAAAGAAGTTGGAAAACTACCAGCACAATCAGCCGGTCTATGAAGCCATTATCGCTGCACTGAAAGAAGCTGTATCGGATGAAATCTATCTCTCCCCGGCGGCATTCATGCCGGTGCTGACTCGTGCGCTTGCCAATGTGACCGCGGACAAGAAGCTGCTGGAGAAGATCGCAGACGGGCTATCTGCGATGGACAAGTCCGCCGAAATTCAGCGGGACCGCAAGGGAAATATTCTCTATGATAAGGAGACCAAGGATACGGAAATCGTCAAGTGGGAGGAGGACATCAAGGACTACATGGCCCGCGAGGTGCTGCCCCATATCCCGGACGCCCAGTGGTTCTTTGAGGAGAATCTGGGAGCCAAGAAGCCGGTGGTCAAGACCGGTGCGGAGATCCCCTTCACCCGCTACTTCTACAAATATCAGCAGCCAGTGCCCAGCGAGGAACTGGAAGCCAAATTTATGGAGCTGGAGCTTTCGGTGTCGAAGCGTGTGACGAAGCTGTTTGAGTGA